CCCGGATCTCTGGCGCTTTGTCAAAGATCCTCTGCCGTTTTCCGTTTCCGGTGAAATGGCTGGTGTTGATCATCATGTTCACGCGAATACCGGCAGCACGAAGTGCCTTGTCTACTTCCTGCCCGTAGCTTGCTGTCATGCGCGTACCTTCCACTTTGACGGCCTGAACGCCGTACTTCTTGACCGCGTTAACAATCAGAGGCTGCGTGACGTTTTTTTCGCCATCGTCAAAAATGACATCCGCAATGTACAGGTCATCTCCAAACTGAAACGCAACCGGCGCAGAAGTAAAATCTCCTCCGCCGTATGCCGGATCGCAGCAGATCATGATTCTGTCTGGGTCTCCTTCAGGAAGTACTCCGTTGTAGTACCTCAGTTGGTCAGGCTCAAACACTGTTCCGTTTCTCTCCACTGGTGTACCCATATATTGCGCCAGCCACGACGCCATATCATTATTTCTCATAAATGATGCGCGTCTCTGATGGTAGAACTCTGTACTGAATCCGACATCATAGTCGTAATCGAAGTTTGATTCGTCGTTATCATTCAGTGCAGGAACATTGACCACTCTCCACCGTTTGTCTTTGTATTGCGGATCGTTCTCAACAAGATCAATGCGTCTCGATATGCAGTCAGCTACGGACCATCTCGTACCTTCCCAGATAAGCCTTGCCCCCATCTTTGCACGAGGAATCAGGTTGTTGTCCACCTTGTCCCATGCGGCCTTGACTCGATCTGCTGAAAGAATCTCCTCAATGCCTGAGTGCAGGTCATCTGCTATCAGGTAGCCATTGCAGTCACAAGCGCCATTCAGCGTGCCGTACAGCGATCTTCCCGTGAAACTCGCATAGCGTTTCTTTCTGTCCAGATTGATGAGCAGGTCCTTTGCGTTTGTCGATGCAATTTTTCTTGTCCCGAACACGCCGCCGAAATCGTACGTCACTTCGTCTCCGAGTATTTCAAGAATGCCGTTGTAAAAAACACCGACAACACTATCCGTGTAAGAACAGTACAGATTGCTTCGCTCAGAATCTCTACCCATCACCCAGAGCAGGAACATGATCATCAGTGTGGTCTTACCTGTCCTCGGCGGCTGTGAAAGAAAAAGCTCGTCCAGTTTTCCGTCCTCCATGTCCTGCAACGCCTGACACAGCGGCATCAGCTTCTTTCTCCTTGGCAACCAGAACTGTTCATTTGCCGGTCTATTGTATTCCAGCGCTCTCATGAAGCAATCAAAGTTCACCGGCCCATCAAACATAAGAGTGCGATGGTACAGCTCCATTGCATCATTGTAGTTCGTCCGTATGTGCTCCCTCGCAAGCCTCCTGATCTCCGTAATAAACGTGTGGTCATCTTTAGCTCTGGCATATTCAAACGAGTCCTTCAGCGCCACGAAGTCCGTCTCACCACGCTTAATCAGAGACTTCTCAAACTCTATCTGCTTCTCGCTTTCAAACAAATATACTCCACCTCGATTCTAACAGGCCCGTCATTGTTTTGATGGGTCTTTTTGCTTTTTGAAAAATTTTTCAGGTCAGGATTTTTCAAGCACCTCTTTGCGCCACCTGTCGATGTCTTCCTGACGCATCAGCTCACGCTGCTCTACATAGTCAATAATCTTCTTGTATCCGCTCATGTCAAAATGAACCAAGCCGTCAACCTCAAACATGCATTTTCTGTTGTGCTTCACATGGATGAGATATTTGTAAACCTCTCCCATCTCATCGTTGACACGTACATACCAACCGTATCTTGATTTTTCTTTCACCCATTGCGGGATGTCATTCTCAGTGAAGTGCCTCACTCCCATCGCGTCCCACACAGCAATCCGGTCGCGTCTGGCGCTGATGTCTATGATTCGCTGCCCGTATAATCTCACTTCTCATACCTCCTATAGAATTCTACTTGCCCGCGTTCGTTGACCCGGATGTTCGCTTCCGGGTCAATCCCTTCGCGCTTGTCTTCCTTGTTCATCCGCTCGATTATCGATTCCTTGATATACCTGTTGACCGGTATTCCGCTCATTACCGCATGCGCTTTCAGCCTGTCATACAGTTCATTTTGCATGTCCAGAGGGACCCGCTTAATGTGCTCCTTCTTGTACTGCTCCAGCTTTGCCTTATTTTCTGCCGTCGTTTTCATGTTCCACCTCCATTTATGCGTACATAGTAGCACATCATAGCTAGTATTTGAAGGCCTAATTTTGTAAATTTTATGTGTACGTAGTTCTATGTGTACGTATTTTTGGCGTTTTTGTGTACACATAATTTTGCCTTTTTTTGCCGTTTTTGAGCTTCGGACTGTCATTCTTGACTCGCGCTGTCACGCTACGACAAAACTCCAATATCGCCAAATGCCCAGTAATTACTGTGATTTTCGCCATTTCCAGGTCTTCGCGAGTGTGACGGTGAGTGTGTGACAGGGTGGTCTCCTTTCTTTTCCCGCGTTTTTATTTTTTTTCTGTTTTCTCATACTTATAGGTATATTACCTTACTCACTGTCACAGGATAAGGGAAATATATAGTAATTACTAGGGGTTTGGGGGTGTGACAGTGGTGTGACAGGGTGAGACAGGCTATGGGAGGCTGTCTCAGTCAGGTGGGAAGTCAGGTCATGGGCTGTCAGGTCATCTCCACCATCCACCTGTCAGATCATAACCTCCAGTTTCCAGTCAGGTCGGTCTCGCGTAGGGCGGGTCCGACCCTTTTTTATTGAAAATTTGCAGAGAGGGGCTACCCCGCCCAGCATGGGTGCTCCATTCCCCCACGGGGACCGGCCGACAGGCGGAACCGGACACGGCCAAAAAGCAGACAGGCAAGGCCAACATGCCAAACATGCCCGAAAACATTACCTTGTCAAGTTCGTAATTTGTGCAAAAAACGAACTTGCGCGGCCAAACATGCCGAAAGTTCAAAATTTTGTAGGACTTGCCCGCCAGCTATTTTTTTGAGACGTGCCGTCTCATTTAGTACGCGTCCTATTTTAGTCCCGTGTAGATTGTCAACCTATACCACCCGCTTATAGTTAACAATCAACCCGCCAATTGTCAACCGTGCAAGCCGTAAACGGTTAACAATCCGCCTCTTGCCTGTACAGCCGCAGAAGCCGCCCGCCACTGCATTCCACCTGTCGGATATGCTCTGATACCAACAAAGCCGAGAAAACGCACCACGGCCACGGAAACGCGCGACAGGGCTATGCCGGCTCTGATTGATCACGGGCGGCATTATCCGGTAAAGCGCGTCGGCTCTGATTGATCACAGCGGGCGAATTTTGGCAGCGCGGGCAAGGTGTACAAATTGCACAAAACATGGTGGGCAAATTTGTGCAGAACGTAGAATAGAGCGGAAATACCGAAAACAGCGGAAATACCGCTTGACATGTCGGAAATACCGATGTATAATGCAGCCATAGCAAGCGGAAATACCGATGGTAAAACAACGTCGGTAAAACCGAAACAAAAGAACCTTGAAAACTGAAATAGTTTGGCCGGTAACTTTGGAAACCGGCCCGGGCAAGTGATCAAGATAATAAACCGTTGGCAATGACGGCACGTCAACAGGGACGCGCAAGAGCCGCCGAAAACAGGCATTGACGCCGCGCTTGATGCTAACACGATGCAGTGAGAAAACGTCGAAAGACGCGAGTAGAGAGCTGATAAGTACAGATTGAGAATTGCAAAGCGCACGGGAAAACAAGATCACGCTGCAGGAATGCAGCCGCCCGAAAAATTCCCTTTTTCCACTTTTCAAAAATCGCAAGTCTCCCATTATGGGAACGTCGTAAAAGAATGATCTGAATGCAAGACGCGGACGACGTTAAACAAATACGACAGCGAAAGTATTTAAGAGTTTAGCAGAATGCGAGATTCTGTTTTCGGTCCATGACAAAAACCGAAAAGCAGGCAACGCTAAAAAATCCAGCAGGCGCTTATCTGGTATCACCTGCTAAAACAAATTACCAGACACAGCCGGTAATGAGGCTATACGGCTTTATAAATTGAGACGCCCTCTACCTGTCGCCGTGGTAAATGGTTATACGGCACGGTTCACAGACGTGATTATGTGCAGGAATGAACAGTTACGGCTTATCTACATCACAGAACGCCGCGCAAGCGGAAAATAAAAGCCGCCTGGAAGCAAACACAGGTTAAACAAAACCGCGCGACGGCGTGAGAGTCAATCAGCGTTTCGGCGCTGATACCAGAAAAGAAAACGTTTCTTCTCTGGTATGAATGCCGAAAGCATTCTAAAAAAATATTTTTGAAAAAGGGGAAAAGAACAATGAACGAAAGAATCAAAAACACTTCCAAAGCTGGACAGAAAAGAGCAAGAGAAGCCGCGGTTTTTGCCTATGCGCACAGAGCCTGGACCTATGACGACATTTACAGCGCATATAAAAAGCCGTCTGTATACAAGGTCCGTGCTTGGAATT